ATGCAATTAATTCCTAATCCGCTTCTTTCCGAAGATTTGCAATTCATTAGCGCTGTTGCTCAGGGTGCTACGGGGACTCAGGGCCCCACAGGAGCTTATGGGGGATCCCAAGGGGTCACAGGATTAATAGGAGTCACAGGGGTACAAGGAGAGACCGGAGTCCAGGGAGAAACAGGAGTCCAGGGTCAGACAGGAGCCCAGGGGGTTCAGGGGAAGACAGGAGTACAAGGGGAGACAGGAATTCAAGGGGAGACAGGAGTCCCGGGAGTTACTGGAATAGGATTCACTGGTATTCAAGGAGTTACAGGGATAGAAGGTGAAGAAGGTCTACAGGGGGATAAAGGAGAGACCGGAGTCCCAGGAATTAAGGGAGAGACCGGAGTCCAGGGAGAAACAGGAGTCCAGGGTCAGACAGGAGCCCAGGGGGTTCAGGGGAAGACAGGAGTACAAGGGGAGACAGGAATTCAAGGGGAGACAGGAGTCCCGGGAGTACAAGGAGAGACCGGAGTCCAGGGAGAAACAGGAGTCCAGGGTCAGACAGGAGCCCAGGGGGTTCAGGGGAAGACAGGAGTACAAGGGGAGACAGGAATTCAAGGGGAGACAGGAGTCCCGGGAGTTACTGGAATAGGATTCACTGGTATTCAAGGAGTTACAGGGATAGAAGGTGAAGAAGGTCTACAGGGGGATAAAGGAGAGACCGGAGTCCCAGGAATTAAGGGAGAGACCGGAGTCCAGGGAGAAACAGGAGTCCAGGGTCAGACAGGAGCCCAGGGGGTTCAGGGGAAGACAGGAGTACAAGGGGAGACAGGAATTCAAGGGGAGACAGGAGTCCCGGGAGTACAAGGAGAGACCGGAGTCCAGGGAGAAACAGGAGTCCAGGGTGAAACCGGCGTTCAAGGCGTTACAGGCGTAGCCGGTGCAGGAGTAACAGGCGTTCAAGGAACTCAAGGTAATACAGGCGTTCAAGGTCAAACTGGAGTTCAAGGAACTTTGGCTCCTATAGGTGCTATAATGCCGTATGCTGGACTGAGCGCCCCAACAGGATGGTTAATGGCAGACGGATCTGCTATATCAAGAACTACATACTCTGATCTAAAGGCTATTGTTGCACCCAGTAAAGGAACGTTCACCGTTACTATCGCAAATTCTGCAGTAGTTACGCTTAACACTCATGGATTATTGACTGGTGACTCCGTATATCTAACTACTGACGGCGCTTTGCCAACAGGACTTACCGCGAATACTTTGTATTATGTTGTTTGGATTGATGCAGATACCTTTAACCTTGCCACCAGTTACGCAAACGCTTTTGCAGGAACAAAAATAGACACGTCTGGCACTCAGTCAGGGACGCACACCTTTACAGCGTGTCCTTATGGATTGGGAAACGGTTCGACAACCTTTAATCTGCCTGATTTACGACAAAAAATACCAATTGGAAAAAATGCCGCTTCATTCCGGGCGCTTGGTGCAACTTCTACCGCTGCAAATCCGCCTGTTGGCGGAGAAGAATCTCATACCTTGACGGCTAATGAATCCGTAAATCATACTCACAATCTTCCTTTCCCTATTGGAAGCACTGGCGGCACTGGATTTAATTTAGGGCCATACGACAATAATGGTACGGCTGCTACTACCACTGCCACAGGATTTAACGGCGCGGCTCATAACAATTTGCAACCGTTTATAGTCTTGAATTACATAATTAAATATTAAAAGGAACAGTTACTGTCTTAATTTTTGAAAGGAACAATATGCCTATACAGAGTCTAAATTATTTTGATCAACCATCTGTGAGTGACGGCACTGAGGTGGGTTCTACAATTAATGCATCAGCATTAATAACCAAAATACATTCTGTATATCCTACAGACACATATCTTGATTCTACAGATAAATTAGGTATGGTTTATGTCTATTATACCCATGAAGATGGAAGACAACAAAAAAGAGTCGTGCATGACATTGACTCCCATAGAGCGTCTGTATCATGGAGTACTTATGCCAGGACAGGCACATGGCTCAAAGATAGGATAAAAGCTTTTGATAAAGATGGAGCTTTTTTAGTCCTTAATAGAACAGACATTGGTAGTTCTGAGGATTTAATTCATGCTCCAGGCGTAACATATTTGAATGTTTCTTGAATTATTTAAGTAAATGCCGCCTTTTGTGAAATTACTATGTAATTTCATTCAAATCAAGTAGTTACATGCCTTTTAATAATCTACTAATTAAATTTACTCTATATACGGTTTTTTTTAAATCCCAATCCTAAATCCAGAAAGGTCTATTTATGAATCCCGAATTTCAAAGAGAAATTTTGGCTTTTGAAGAAAAAATAGCTCTAGCCAAACTAGAAGTCTCAAAGGCAGAAGAAAGAGTAAAAGAATTGGAATATCAAAAGACCCGGTTTTCTCTTGACTTTTTTGTTAATGTCCTGAAACAGCAACAAGCAAAATAATTCTTATGCCTGAATGTCTAAATGACCAAGAAGGAATATTTCCAGGGTACTATGATCCCCTTTATAATGTTACCCAGAATACCTTCGAGCCAGGAGCCCCTGATATAGATGGCTATCTGCAAAACATTGCAGGCAGCTTTCTAAGGACAAGATTAAGTCCTGAAAGACTTAAAAATTTAAAAGAATTCTTGGACATGAAAAATTTAATGAATAGAAATATTGGAGACCCAGAAGTCAGAACAGCAATTGAAGCATATTTAAAACGCTATAAAATGGCAGGAAAAATAATAGATAAAATAACAGAAGGGAATTTACATGTCCACAGACTTGAATAAGATGATATCAGACATCCAAAAGGATTGTTCTGAAATAAGCGACAGATTAAAAGTTATATTAGGTAAATATGAAAATTTTTATCAAGAAGCTAATAGACAGCTCTATCAAGAAAGGTCAGCTTCAGGTTTTATGAAAGGCCTTGAAGATTTCCATCATATGGTTCAATTAATAAAAAGAAATAGGGATGTTATAGGGTCACTAGTCAGAGGAATAAGTTGTTTGAGGTCTCTTAATGGATTCAAAATTATAGAAGAAGATATCCCTGAAATTCAACCAAAACCAAAAAAGAAAAGAACTCCCCCGGCTCCATCACAACCCACTGAACCTATAATATCGGAACAGACTGTGGGGATAACAAATGCCTAAAAGAATTCGTGTAGTCACAGCTCAAGGAACTCCAGCAATGCCCATCGTTGCACAGACACAGAATCCCCAAGTGCCTAGACTTACTCAAAATGAGATTAAAGCTCGTAAATTTATTACAACTACTACTATGGGCTTTAATAGCCTGAGAACAGCTAATTCTTTATTTGGAAGTTACGGCAATAGAACAGCTGATACTATTGATAGCCAAACAGCTCAGTTCTATTCCCCCCAGCTTTCTACCGATTTTCTTGAAAAACCTCAGAATTTACGTGAACGTAGAGCCTTTTATCGCTTTTTTTATACCACTAATGAAGTAGTCCGTAGAGCCATTGACATCCATTCAACTTTGCCTCTATCTAAGCTTCGTTTAGTTCCTCCCAAGGGAAAAAATAAGCATCAGAACGAATATGTTTATAAATTTTTTCTTGAGATGTGCGATAAGATGAAACTTTTCAAGTCTCTTATCGAAATAGCTTTTGAGTATAATTTAATGGGAAATTGTGTTGCCTTCAATGCCGAAATAAAAGCCTCTAAGGGCTCCAAATTAGCTCAAAATGTGGAATTGGGAGACTTTCTCCTGACTGATAAAGGTAGATATAAAAAAGTCATAAACAAGTGCTCCCGACTCGTTGAAAATATCTTAAAAATTAAATGCTGGAAAGATTATCGTGAATTACCTGTGACAGAAGAACATCCTATAGAAATTGTCAGAGATAATTCATTCATTTTTGAAAAAGCGGAAAATTTATCCGTTAACGACTATATTAGAATTACATGGCCCATTGAAATAGAAGATAAAACTGAAATAAACCTTTCCTTTTCTGAAGATTATAAAAAAGTTGAAAATGGCTATGAGGGTATTGTTAAGATATCTCATCAAAGATCAGATATAGTAATAAAAGCTAGAAAAGGTCTAATTTCATGGCTGGGTTCTTTAAAAGAGCCGACTATAAAAACTAGACAAGAACTAGCCGCAGAATTAGATGTACCTTTAACAGTTCTTCATAGTACTGTTTATATATTACAAAATGAACTTAATTTAAAATTTCATAAAAGGTTGCCTATAAGTAAGGGCATGAGCCAAAGGGGTTCTCAAGTTCAGTGGCTACCTATTGACACTAGTAATATAGAGACAATAGATTACTATCTTATAACAAGACATAATCTTTTAAAGGCTATAGATACTCTAAAAATTGATAATGATCTTGCCTATCTTGCTGGATTCTGGATGGGCGACGGAACTTTAAGTAGAGATAGTCAAAGAGATTCATGGGGACGAGGCTTGTGGCAGATCAGCCAAAAAGAATCTGAAACAAAAAATATTGATAGAATTAAACAAATTCTTATCAACATTTTTGGACAAGATTCAATTACTGAGTGGACTTCAGAGGGCATGAAATATATAAAAGTAATATCAAACCCAGCTTTTATTGAATGGTGGGCTGAAAATTTTGGAGAAACTTCTTTTGGTAAAAACTATAAAAGAATACCTTTATGGTTTATAAAATTACCCATAGAAAAACTTCAGCACTTTATATCTGGACTAGTGGATTCCGATGGGTGCATATCCTATACAGGAAGTAAAAAAGATTGTATTGTTAATATTTCTATGGCTTCTAAAGCCATTATGGATTCCGTAAGAGATATTGCTCTAAAATGTGGCATAGTACCAAGCTATTCAAGAACTAAAGAAAGAGATTCTCGTTTACCTAATGGTAAATTACATGAATGTAAAAAAATGTATGGCTTGACCGCCTCTGATGAAACTTCCTGTAGAATAATGACTGAATATGCCACTAAAGAAATACCAGAAGAAGCATATTTTTCCGATCAAGAATGTGGCTTTATAAGAATAGGTAATGATATAGCCTTTAAAGTAAAATCTATTATATCTGAACCTTACAACGATCTAGTCTACAATTTTGAAGTGGCAGAAGACCATACCTATCAGGTCGCCGGTTTCAGTACCCATAACTGCTTTATTTTCACCGAGGAAAATAATTGGCGTGATGATTGCAGCGATGCCCGTGAAGCCGCAAAAAAACTTCAAGAATCCAAACAAAGAAGCGAATACCTTAAACAACAATATCAAATAGTCGATAATGATCCCCTGTTTAAAGGCTGGGACAAAATAGTCGTCCTGCCTCCGGATCAGGTAAGAGTCAGAAAACTGCCCCTCTCATCTGAAGTAGCCGTAGAATATATGCCCGATCCCGAAACAAGAAAATATCTTACTTCAGATATTCCTATAGACCCCATGGACCCCACTCGAAAAATAAAAAATTTCGTTTCTAAAGAAATGCAGGAAAAAATCAGGTCAAGCGGAGTAATACCCCTTGACTCAGACCCCAATACAGGGTCCCATGTATTTCATCTGGCCCGTAAAAAATCTCAATATGAACCCCTTGGGACATCTATGATCGAGAGCTGCGTAAATACTCTTGTATTAATGGATAAACTCCGCCAGGCACAAACATCCATTGCCTCCCGACACATGACTCCCATGCGTGTTGTATGGGCGGACCAACTTAATAACGCTGACATTGATAACCTACGAGAACAAGTAGACCAGGCCCTCGTAGATCCAGATTTCAGTATTGTGGCTAACTATGAAATCCACTGGGAAGAAATGGGATCCCAAGGGCGTCTCCTTGATATTGAAGCCGAAAATGAAAGCAACCTCAACAGACTATTTGCAGGTCTGGGTGTGACCCGAGAAATCTTAACAGGTGAGGGCACCTATACCGGCAACCGAATATCTCTCGAAATTATGAATACAGAGTACCTGCTATTTAGAGAAATACTGCAGGATTACGTTGAAAATTATTTGTTTAAACCCATAGCCAGAAAAAAAGGCTTTGTAGAACTCGACGACTATGGTAATGAAGTACTACTTTATCCTAAACTTAGCTTCACAAGGTTGGCTATTCGGGATAACGAGCATTATTTTGACTCAGTTTTTCAGCTCTATCAAAAGGGTTCTATCTCAATTGATCTGCTACTCGATGTCTTGAATATAGACCCCGAATCTACACGGCATAAGATTGAACAAGACATCTTTACAGTCAATGACAGCATATTTAATGAAGTCTTGAGAAATATTTATACCAGTGCCGCTGCCCCACTAGTCGAAAAAACTAATGTGGTCCAAAGACTAGCCGAATATCTCAAACTTGAAATGGCTCCGGAACCCCCTCCTTCTGAAGGTGGAGAGTCAAGATTCAGCTCAGATAAAAAAGCCAGTGAACAGGAACAGCCACAGCTCTCTCAAGAACAAAAAATTAAATTAGGTAAAGTCATGAAATATTTCACGGTAAATCCCAATACTCTGGATAAACTCCTATCTAAGGCACCTCAATAATGTACAATTCAATTTATACTCTCATACGAAATATCGTAGCCGACCTCGACGGGGACGTAACCCTGAAAGTTTATGAAGAACCAAAAGTTAAACCTCCCCGTAGAAACCCCTCCGTTACTAATAAATCCAATAGAAGCGACTACATGAAAAATTATATGGAAAAGTATCGGAAAGAAGACGGCAAAGACTACCAAAGAACTCCTGACTCCGTGAAAAAACAACGAGCAGAGCAAAGAAAACGCCTTAGAGAGAAATTCCATTTAAAATAATAACCTATTAATATGGCTTTTTGTTTGGAGGATTTTTTATATGGCAAAGAAAAGCTTTGGCCGCGACGTTGATAGAGCCATGGAAATAGTAAAAGACTTGGTAGAACGCCTAAAGGATTTTATACCCGGGGGCTCCTTGAAACTCAAAAGTGGCCTCATCTCCTTAGTTAAAGAAGATGACCCCATACTTAAAATACTGGACGACGCCTCCGAAGAAGCCCACGCCTTACTAAATAAATTGAGCAATATTAAACATAAAATTGACGGTATTAAGCCCATTTATAGCACAAGATTTGCCAAGAAAGTCGTAACCAACTTTTTAGAAGAAAAGTAATAATCTTCTAATAACATATTAATTTGCATATTTTACAGAGGCTTACTATACATGAAATTAATAATTTTGGTTCCTAGGGTCATTCAAGGTTTCATTTCACAATTTCCTGAAACCACTCAGAATGCCTATAAATATTTCAATTATGATAGGCGTGTCTATGACGAACGGGCTGAACACCGCTTTGACAATCCCGTGGCATATAAAGGCCCTGAAGACTTGTCCGACCAAGATTATATGACAATAGTTTCATATGCTAAGACCCTTATAAATCCAATACTTTCTAAATATAGCTATCATATAGCTTGTGAAGACGCCTTGCATTTGGCCATTAAATCTTATGGACGTGGCAAATATGACGGAAAAATTAATGCCAGCAAGTATGAAGTTCTACTCAAGGCTATGAAAGCAGTAACCGCTAGCGACGTCGAAGCGAAGAAACATAAGGTACCGGCGAAGCCGAAAACCCAGGTAATACCCAAGATTCTTCTAAAACGCCTCGACATCACAAATGTACCCTTAAAATCAAAAGTCAGACCCTATCAGAAGGGTGATGCTCCAATGATTGTCAGACAGCCCGGTAAGGGCATTGTAATAGAAAAAAAAGAAGGAAATCAACTTAATTTTAATAAGGAGGACAGAATGTCTCTTAAGAATGCACAGCAGTATACGGAAAGACTGGACAAAATCGCTGATGAACTTCAGTCTACGTCTCCAGAGCTTGCCCTGGTAATTGATAAGATCTCCGATGTCATTGAAGGGAAAAAGGACGCTTCAACTCTTAAGTTTGATGCGGACGAAGCTCGCTATATGGCCAATCGGTTCAATATGGACGTTCGCAAACGCGAAGCCGACGAACCATACATGGATGATTATAATAAGAGCAATTTCGAACAGGTCATGACCGTTCGGAAAAATCCAGTCCCGATTAAGCTCGCTTATCAAAAAGTGCAGAAATAGTTAATTTTTTTTACCTTTCGAAGGAACCTAGATAAACTCTAGGTTCCTCAGACTATTCTGAACTATAGGAGTCCTAAACATGCCCGCTCTTTATCCATCTTGTGTAGCTCCGGAAGATTTCCAAGTAGGTGAAAGCGTCCGTAAATGGGTCACCGAATGGAACGTAACACCCTTTATAGGTGTTGTAACGCAGGTTGTCCCCACTACCTATAAGGTATGGGTTCAATGGCCCATTGGAAATTCCACACCCGAAGACCCTGAGACCCTTGTTAAGGTGAACCCGGCCATCTGCGGCATGCCTACGGTGACTCAGGACTCCGGCTATGACTCCCTGGAAAAGTCCATTAGTGAGGCTATCCATGGCAAGATGCCCCATCGAATAACACCTAGTAGAGACCTGACAAAGCCTTTTATAATTACTGCCACGGATAAAATGGCTATTCGAATAGCTCATACCTTTGCTCAAAATGTTGTTGGGAAACTTATTGAGGACATCTGTGCATATAAAAATAAAGGCCTCCCCGATATTAATACATACAACAGAATTTTCCAGAAGTATGGGAGCTATTGCTCGGATTACATTATCAGAGCTTCTATACAAAGGGTCTATACGCCTATTACTGAAAAGGAATAGAACATGCGTAATCGTCTTACTGATCAAATAGCTAAAACGTCCAGTATTACTCAGGAATTGGATAAAATGGCTACTGAAATAGAACAGTCAGAGCCAATAATAGCTATGGCGATTGATAAAGTCTCTGATCAATTAGAATTTGGGGTCGACTTTAAAAGAAGCCCCCATGAAGAGGAAGGATCTAAAAAATATCCCAATCTTTACCATGACGAAAAAAGTCATAAAGAAATTCACGACAATGTCCAAAGGCATTATGAGGAATATAAAAGAATTGTAGAACAAGGCCTGCATGATGCCGTAAAAGTTGACGACATTGAAGCCCTATCATACAAAGTAGTCAGGCCCGAAGTAACTAAAGGAAAAATTGAATTAAGATATTTTGTTACAGGTTCGTTTATTAGTGCCCTGTTTTTATCAGAAATAGATAAACACGCATTAATTAATCCTATAGGTAAAAATAAACTTATTCTTGATTTGAATATTAATAAAATTGAAGATAAACCCACTGAAAAGGAATAAAGTATGTTTCTGCTGAAATACAAGCACGGCGACGACGTTTTTTATCGAATAACGGAAAAGAAAAATCCTTCGGGAAAAAGTATTGCGTTTGAAAAACCCGTAGCTCCTCCCATTGTCACGTCTCTCGTGAATCAGGCTTTGAGTAAAATTGAGGCCACTATTAATGACGAGAGCAATAAGGAAAAGGAAGAAATGTCCAAAGAGCCAAAGAAAATGGCTTTTTCAATCATTCAGAATTTTCTGAAGGACAACCAGTAACATGGCTATGCTTCGCTATGGCTCCGCTACTATAGTAGAGCCTAGTATCTCTTCTGATACTTGGCAAAAGTCCGTTTGTTGCGGGCATAAGGGCGGCTGTGCCTGTGGTACGAACAAGTGCCGTACTAAAATTGCCAGGACTATACTTGCTAAATATGACCCCGAGAAATGGCTTTTAAGTCATTGCTCAATTATAGCTGCCGTAGATGTTGAAGAGGCCAAAGAGTCTAAAAGTGACTATAAAGATTATCTGATCAAACCTGAATATTCTAAATACGTTAATAACAATGGCGATGCCTGGACTAAAGCCTTACTCGCAAAAACTTATAGGACTTTTATAGGATCTAATAACTATTTGGAACACATACAGATTCCTGAGCTCGCCAAAGGTAAGGTTATTGATGCTGTGCTTAGGGAAGTGCCTATAGGCAAAGATAAAGCCGGTAAAGATATTACAACTTACTATGTGGATATACTGGTTGCAACGGAACGTAAGCATAAAGATTTAGTTCGGAAGATAGAGGCGGGCGAGCTCAGGACCCTGAGTATGGGTTGCAAAATAGCTTTTTCCATCTGCACTAAATGTGGAAACAAAGCCGTAGACGAGGCCCAGGCTTGTGACCATGTCCGCTATGAAAAGAACAATACTTTTTACGATGAAATGGGTACCCAAAGAAAAGTGGGAGAATTATGCGGCCACATTTCTGATGGAGACTCTGTAACTTTCATAGACGCCTCTTGGGTGGCCAATCCAGCTTTCACGGGAGCTGTTGTACGCAATGTAGTTAATCCTCCTGAGGATATAATGGCAAAAATTAAGGACGCCGAAAAGAAAAATGCTTATGAATACCAGGAACTTGATTTCTTGAAAGCAGCCAATAAAACAGCACAGGAGCCAAAAGATGCCCCAGCAAAAGACGAACTCCCTGCAGAAAAGACCCCGGCAGAAGAGTCCCCTGAAGCCCCTGCAGAAGAAGCAGCCCCCGAAGCAGAAGTCCCTGCTGGGAATGCTCCGGAAGCTCTTCCTGAAGATTATTCCCAATCTGATATTCAGACTTGGAAGAGTCAGATCAAAAAGAAGCTCCTGAAACAACTTACGGACGAAATTAACTCAGAGCTCTCAGGGGAGCCAGAGGATGATGAAGCCAGGGAATTAGACACGCTGGATGAAAATTTGATTCAGCCTTCGGCCACGGCAGCCCTTAAACAAATGCATAAAATGAAGCAGAGCTGGGATAAATATCTTAAGAAGACTGCTGGTCATTTAGATGAAAAGAGTTATTATAAGCTTAAATTTGGCACTTATATGCTTTTGACCAGTAATGATATGACTATTCTTAAGGATTATGGCTATAACCGTAGAGATTTCCTGGCAGTTCTTTCCAGTTTGGATGGGTGCTTTAGGAGACCCCTGGCTATGGAAATTAAGAAAGCCCTGGCGGAGCTAGGGGGCACGAATAAGATGGCTATAGATAAGGCGTCTTATGCCCTACAGAAGCTTGCGGGCCGTAAACTTAATGCTGATGAGCTTAAAAAAGCTTTAGTATGGCTTAAGCTCATGGATTTCTATCAAGAATAGAAATTTTTAATAATCTTTTAATATCTGAATAATTTGCATATAAAAATATAAACCTTGCAAATTAAAACTTTTTACTCTTAGGAGGATATCATGCGTCAAAGACTGAGTTGGGATGCGGAGAAGGTAGCAGAGATTAGCAAGAAGGCTGATCCCTATACCATGAATCAGGATCATGCAAACAACCCGATCGAGAAGTATAAGACCGGTGATCCGTCAGCATGGGCAGAGGATCCCGATATGAGACAGCCGTGGAAGAATGAAGGCCGTAATGAAGTTGGTCTTCCTGCACCGGAGCATGCAGCTGTTCAGGCCGCGAAGAAACTTGAGGACAAGGCTCTTAAGTGCATTACAATTGCTCAGAGAATGCTTCCGGGTGCATCAGACGAGCTCATTGAGAAACAGGCAACTGATCTTATGTATATGCCTGAAGGCCGCATTATCAATACTCTTCAGCGTCAGGCTGAATTGGCGGAAGTTCTTGCCAGTAGCAAGAAAGAAGAAGAGGAAGAGGAAGTAGCCGCAGCGAAGAAGGAAGAGGAAAAGAAAGAAGAAGGCTGCAAGGAAGAGGAAGAAGTAGCTGCAGCGAAGAAGGAAGAGGAAAAGAAGGAAGAGGAAGTAGTTGAAGCAGCGAAGAAGGAAGAGGAAAAGAAGGAAGAAAAGAAGGAAGAGGAAGTAGAAGCTGCGAAAAAGGAAGAGGAAAAGAAGGAAGAGGAAGTGGAAGCTGCAAAGAAAGAGGAAAAGAAGGAAGAGGAAGAAGTAGAAGCAGCAGCGAAGAAAGACGAGCCGAAGCCGGAAGAGAAGAAAGAGGAAGAAGTAGAAGCAAGTATTGATCTTCTTGACCAGATTTTTGCTCAGACGACTCCGAAAACAGGTGCGAAGAAACTCAGTGGTATCGTGAAACAGGCCTCTACGGACAGTATGTCCCTTGATAACCTGTGGAATGCCCCACCGGACGTTTCCCGGGCCTTTAAATAAGCTATAAATTCTGCCACGCGTTTGTGTGGTGTGAAGATAATCATTAATATCCGAAAGAGGAGGTGAAATTTATGGATTCCAATCTTCCTGTCCCAAATAATCATTGCGAAGTGCTGTATCGCCAAACTTTCAACACGTATGGAGCTGTTGATACTATTGGTCTGACACAGGACAACCGCACGATTAGTGCTCAGGCAATTGCGAATACTGGTGCCTCTGGTCGTCTCTATACCATTACTAATAAGGGTATTCTGGCGGGCAGTGTCGTTGCAGTAGTTGGAAGTGGCGTAGTTGGCCCTTGCAGCACGAACGAAATCGGTACAGCCGGTGACTCGACCACTCTTGATCCGGTCGTAGGTATTGCTGTTAACGATGCAGTAGGTAATCCGTATGAGTCAAGTTCGGCAGTTGCTTCTCAGAAGGTTGTGTATGCTCATGGTACCGGTACGGTTATTAAGACCGATATTTATGAGTATTATGAGGCCGTAAGTACTACATCAGCTATTACTTATACAGCTGGTGACCTTATGTACGCAAGCCAAGACGGTCTTCTGACGAATGCTAATGGTCTCAAGATTAAAGGTGTTGTAGGAAAACAGACACCCGTAGGTATTCTACTGGTGAAACCGACATCAACCGACCCGTTTATGGTCGTTCAACTCAAGATTTAAGGAGGTGAGTCTCAATGCCCGATGTAATTAGTAATGAAGTGAAACAGCAGATCATCGCTGAGTTCATTAAAACCGCTGGCGGTCGTGCTAAGTTGGCAGCGTCTATGACGCAGCCGTTGCGTCTAAGGAGAGACTACACCTCTGTAGGTCGCAAGACCTTCTTGGTGGAACAACTCCCTGACGGTGCACTTCCGATTTATGACAAAGATGCAGGTGTGACAGCATACGTGGTTGGCGAGGAAGGTCAGAACATTTTGGCAATCCAGAAGCCACGCCGTGTCATTTTCCCGCTCTTTGAGATTTCTAGTAACCCCGAAATTCCGTTGACACAGGTCAAGGAACGTCGGTTCGACCTCATCGAACGTGCTCAGGACCTTGCGAAGGCTGAAATTCAGGCTGAGGAAGACAATCGTGTCTTTGCAGTGCTGGATGCAGTCGCAACCGGAGGTTTTGACAATATCGGTGCTACGAATGCAGACGTTAATGTGGCCGCCCCTCTGACACCTGCAGATCTTGCAGATGCCTTTGCGGAAATCGAACGGGCTGACTTGCGGGTCGCAAGAGTCTTTGCTAATGCAACAGACTATACCGACATTCGTAAGTGGGGACGTGACGTTCTCGACATCGAGAGCCAGGCAACTCTTCTGAAAACTGGTTTGCAGTCCACAGTATGGGGCGCGCAGATTATCGTTTCACGTAGGGTACCGGTTGGTAAGCTGTATGTTTGCACAGAGCCAGAGTTCTTCGGACGTATTCCTGTTCGTACAGAACTTACAGTGCTGAGTGCTGATGACCCGAGAAACCGTACAATTGGATTCTCATGCTTTGAGAATTTAGGTATCGGTTGCTACAACCCACTGGGGTTGGTCAGGGTTAAGCTGACCCGATAGTTGAGTAATGTTGAAGTTTAAGAGGCTGGTAGGAAACTACCGGCCTTTTTTTATTTAATAATGATATCAGATATTCTAAAAAAATTAGTATAAATTTTCGAAACGTCAACTTTCTTCATTTTTAAAAAATGAAGTTCCTGCATTAGTGGAGAGCCCTCTCTTAAACTGCAAGGTAATAAGGAGACTAGAGTGTCCAAGATTAATGTTATGAAAACTCATGACTTTGGTCGTTTGAAGGAAACTGAACTTACTGTTCGTGGCAGAACAAAAGACATTGTAGGTGCTTCCCAAGCCAGCAATCCCTCTGTAAGTCAGTCTCGAAGGGAGAAATTACCGGACGGTAGGATTGTCCGAGATGTACAGTTAACTGTGCCCGTATTGGGGTCTGATCCGGTTAAAAAACAGACCTTTCCACTTATGCCCTGCCACCCTGCAAGGGCTCGCCAATTAATTAAAAAGAAAGGAGCAAAAAGGCGCTGGTTTAAAGGCATTTTTTGTATTCAATTAGTAAATAAAGTAGAAAAAAATGTTCAACAGATTGTTTGTGGTATTGACGCAGGCATGAAAAGGGAAGGCTTTACAGTTCAATCAAAGAGTCATACTTATTTAAATGTTTTATCTGATGCAGTGACAGGAATTACAGACAGGTTAAAAATTAAGAGAAGTTTTAGAGTAGCACGCAGAGGCAGAAAATGTCCTTGTAGAGCTCCTAGGCCTAATAGGCTAGTAAATTCTAAATGGGTTGCACCTTCTATAAGAAGCAGATGGAATGCTAAATTAAGAATTGTAAATTTTTTAAGAAAATTATATCCTATTTCTGATTATATGGTTGAGGACATTAAGGCCAAAAAAGTTATAGGAGCTACGAAATGGAATAAAATTTTTAGTGTTTTAGAATTAGGTAAAACTGAATTTTATAAACAATTATCTGAATTAGGAAAAGTTACTTTTAAGAGAGGTTTTGAGACCGCTGAAGAAAGAAACAGATTAGGTTTAAAAAAATTAGGATCTAAATTAGCAGATAATTTTTATGCACATAATGTTGATTCATGGGTTTTGGCTAGTTTTATCACGGGTAAAGCTGTTATAGATAATGAAAATGTTTTTAGAATGCTGCCTTTGAGATTTATTAGAAGAAAATTGCATTCTTTTTGGAATAAAAAAGGAGGAATTAGAGATAATAGCCATGGCTCTATGGTTGCAGGATTTAAAAGAGGCTCAGTAATTAAACATTGTCTCATGCTGGCCTAATCTTATGCAACATGAGTACAGGTAAATCTTTACCGCCGACTAAAGATTATGAGAATTTTGAATTTTTATATTATTCTAGTTGGAGGACTTTTTGGATAGATAATGCTACTATTAATCACAGAATTAATTTTAAAGGGGGGCATAATTTTAGAGATCCTGAGAATAGGGCTTTGGCTGGTCAAACAAAATTAAAGAAATATGGAAATTCTAATTTTACTAATAGGGAAAAGGCTAAGCAAACCTGTCTTAAAAAATATGGCGTAGATAATGTTGCTAAACTTCCCTCTGTTACTGAAAAAAAGAAAAAAACTTTAATGGTTCGTTATGGAAAAGTTTTTAATTTTAATAATAAAAAAGAAAAATACAATATTCCTGAAAACTTTAAGTTGGAATATGAAAAGGGCTATACTCACGAAGAATTAGCGGATATGTTTAATGTCTCATATTTTTCTATTACTGAGTGGGTTAAAAGATTAAAGTTGACTAGAAAGAAGATGACTTTTAAATTTATAGATTTCTCTGATTGTATATGTTCTTCAAATTTTACTCCTGCAGATGAAGAAAATTTAATTAAAGCAGTAAAAAGAGTCTATGAAATATATCAAAAGGTTAATAAGCCTCTTATACATAATCTTAAAAATTTTCCAATTCCTGTATATTCTATAGAGAAACATTATGGTACATGGAATAATTTTTTAAAAATAGCAGGAATTCCTCTTGAGCGCGAGTATGAAAATTATTGTGATATAGTTAAAGATTTTTTTAATCTTTGTAAAGAAAAGGGCAAATTTTTGTCTTTTTATAAATATGGAAAATTAGTTGGACAGAACAAAATGTTAAAATTAAAACGAATGTTTAATAATGGCGGCAAATATTCTCATCTAAAGGTGGAGCTAAAAAAGGTTTGGAGCACAGATTATACTGCTTTTTTAAATAATTTTGTTTAAGCTATAAGAAATCTGCTTATTATTTTTAATATCTTCTTGTATCTTAATTTTATAAGAATCTTTTAAATCTATAATCCCTGAATTTTTTTTATTAATTTTTTTAATGCCAGAAAAAGAAATGAATCTTTGAGCTTTTTTACATATATTTTTATGCTTTATCAATATTTTTTCTATAGAAAAATTAACAAATGGTGGAGACTCACCGTATAATTTGTACCTCATAGAGGGAACAATAAATGGCTCTATTAGTTCAAAAAAGTGACTTCGACTTTCTGCTTTTATATAGATGTTAAAATAGCCTTTGTTTTTATTTTGATTTTGAAAAGTGGCTTCGAGATTAAATCTATCTTTTAAAAATTTTATTAAAATAGAGCCCTCTTTCGAACTGACATTTCCTACGCATAAGTAAGCGCCATAGCTATTATATTTGCCGTCGTCCATGTACCATATAGCTAATCCTAAAGCATTTAAGTCATGTATTGATTCTATTGTAAGATATTTTTTAGATTTGCCATGAGAATAGAATCTATTAAAATAGGGCTTAAAAATGTCATGCCTGTATGTCCATAGATAGAAAAATTTACCTGTTTTAATTTTTTTATATCCGATAGAGGCGATAAAAGGAGCCATAAAATTAGCTATATGATAAAAATATTCCATTTGGTTAATTCCATGTGACAGCATATATGACTTTGGTTCTTTCATATAGGCATCTCCTAAAAGGCTACCTAATAAAACTTGATGCATTTCTTCTGTAATTATTGGAGATAAAATTCTCGTATCATTGAGTTTATTTCGATAGCTAATAGCAAGAGACTTTAAAACATGGACCATTTGAAATTTTTTGAGGCTATATATTTCTCCTAATTCTTTTATTGTCAGATGTCCTTTTTTAAGTTGGGATTCTAGTTCTTTTTTAGAATATAGCCCATATTTATTGTGAAGAATATTATCCGTGCCCAATTTTTCTATTTTATACATATTTTTATTGATATTTTTTAGGGAGTTTATATCTTAAGTCATTTGTGATTTCGGATTGAATATATGACCAAGCTTTGTCATGGCTGTTTTTGAGAATACAAATATTGCCTTCATTTTTATACCAGGTAATGCTTACAGATAAATCAAGAAATTTTTTAAAAATTTTTATTGCATTGGATTTATTGTTTTTAAAATATTTGTCATATGTAACAATATTAAAACCATATTTTGATTTTATTCCATCATCCATCCACCAATAAGCAAAGCCTACAGGAGTAATTTCAGATAGAATCTTTGCTGTTATTAATTTTTTTCTTTTAGGATAAAATTTTGTTCTGTAATAAGTGAATTGGGGCAAAGCGAAAGATCTACTACATATAAAAGGAAAATTTTTTCCTTCTTTTTTAAAAGGCCTTTTTCCATAGAATATTTTAGAAATAAGCGGTTCTAATATTTGAGCTTTTTTTAAAAGTAATTCTTTTTGGGCAAGACAATGAGTGCACTTCCAATAGCCCGTTCCAGAAGCCTGAGTAGCAATCATTGAATCTCCCATAAGACTGCCGTGTAAAACTTCTTTTTGATAAATAGTAAGATTAAGATGCCTGAGAGGATTTCTATGGAATTGGTATCTTTTATCCGTTTTAATTCCATATATTTTTCGAAGTTTATTAATCCAATTAATGGTCAAATTATATTTTTGAGCTATTTCTTTGTCATTAAGTTTATTGCCTTTATATTCTTTGCATAGTATTTCCTTGGGCATTTTAGCTTTTAATGCCATGAATTTCCCTTGGCTTATAAAAATTTTGTTTATTATCACGCCTATTTATGATATCATATATGTATGAATAAATCAAGTTTTAATGAAAGAATTCTTCAAGAATTATACTATTCTAAGAAAAATGAAGCGGCTAAAATTATAGTGGCCATGCATGAACAAGGGAAATCTTTTGATTCTATTGCTAAAATTTTAAATGTTAATAGGACTTCATTGACGCGATTATTAGATAAAAATAACATTGAGTACCATATTCCTCTTCGTAAGCGGCCTAAGGGCCTTTTTGAATACTCTCTTACTGCATTACAAAGATCAATTCTTATTGGCGAGATGTTTGGTGATGGGAATTTATGCAGGTCTTCAAACAAGGCAGCTTATTACCAATGTTCTCATTGTAAGGATCAAGAATTATTTGTTCAATGGAAATATGATGTTTTTTTACCTTTGAGTTGTAGAATGAGGCCTTTTAAAATAAAGGACAAGAGGTCAGGAACTGAAAGTGGAGCCATTTCTATGGCAACGTGGTCTAATGCCGAATTAAAGAATTGGCGGGATCAATTTTATCCTTCCGGGCAAGGCAATAAACAGCCCTCTGCTGAATTAGCCGAATTATTAGATCCTTTAGGTTTAGCTGTTTGGTTTATGGGAGATGGCTCAAAAGAAAAAAATAAGGGAAAATATACTGTAGGAAAACAAATAAATGTAGCACCTATTGTTCAGGTTTTAAATAGAAAATTTGGTAATATTTTTTATTTGAGGGACGACGATAAACAATGGTCGATATGTATTAAAGACGCAGACAAATTTTTTAATTTAATAGGCCAATATATAATTCCTTCAATGAAATATAAAATTCCTTTTAAATTCCTTCACTATGAATATTGATAAAGATATTCTAATAGATTTTTACGTTAATAAAAAATTAACTGATAAAAAAATCTCAGAATTATATGGTTGTTCAGAGAACGCTATTAGAATTAAGAGAAAAAAATTTAACATTGAAACTATAGACAGGTTTTTAGAACGTAAAAATTTTTTATCAGCTTTGTCTAATGATGAATTAAAAAATATTATAAAAAACTCTAATTATAGGGCTATTCAGGAACAACTGGGCTTATCGTGTTTTACTTGGAAAAAGGAACTTAAAAGGCGCGGTCTAAATATGAAAAGCACCTGGAGAATTGAACAGTATCCTGAATTAACCCGAGAACAAATTATTATGTTAATAGGGAGCTCTCTTGGCGATGGCGGTTTTACTGAAGATGGTAGATTTTTTGAAGCGCATGCCCCAGCTCAATATCAATATTTATTAAAAAAACATGCTATTCTGAAGCCTTTTAGTTGTGACATTTATAAAGATTATGCACATGACGGATTATTCTGCTATCGCTTTACAACTATTTCACATCCTTATTTCAAGAAATTCAGAGATATTTTTTATGAGCCTAATCTTAGAGGCAAATTAATTCCTTTAGATTTTATTAAAGCTTTCTGGCATGATGATATTCTTGGTACGTGGTTTTGTGATGATGGCCATTATGATGAAAAAAGTGGCGTTTTTTTAATTGCCAATAAATGCCCCTATCCTGATCAGCTATATGACTTTGTAACTTTTTTGAGTTGGCATTACCAGGCTGAGTTTAAAATTTATACTGGGTCTGATATTTTTAATGTTAAAATTCCTTTGTCTTTTAGGGACCAGTTTATTAAAATCGTTCTGAATGTGGCTACTCCGGATATGCTTTATAAAGTTCCTGAATCTTATCGTAATCTTCCCGGGATAAAGTCAGAGAAAAAGTTTTTACACCCTCTATATGGGGACAAAATTCAAGGCCCTTTAAAATTAACAGAATTACAGAAAGATATTTTAATAGGCACTATTTTTGGAGATTCAGGGATATATCAATCTGGAAGAGGCACGGCTGCTTATCTTATATCAGAGCATGCTTGGCCTCAAATAGAATATTTAAAAACAAAGGCAGAATTATTTAAGCCGCTAACTTGCCAGATATACAATAATAAACCAAATAGTAAAAACCAGGATTATCAGATAGGATTTAGGACTTATGTTACTGAGGAATTAGGCTTTTACAGGAATCTTTTTTATACTCAATTAGTTCCTGGTAAAAAGCATCTACAAAGAAATATTTTAAAGCCAGAATTATGGGATTTATTAAAGCCCATTTCTTTGGCTTATTGGCTTATGGATGACGGGAAAAAATATGGGAAGGGCATTTTCATTGTTATTGGAAAGCGCTTTTATTATGACAAAAAAGTTTTAGAAAGTCTTGTAAATTCTTTAAATGATAAATTTAGTATAGACCTTAAAGTAAGAGAAGAGAAACTATGCTACGGCGTCTATGCTAATCAGAATTCTAAGTTTATAGAATTAATTAGGCCTTTTATCCTGTCTTATTTTGATTATAAAGTGAGTTTACCTCGTGAACAATTGGGTTCCTTTTATGAACAATTTGATTGGTATAAGAAATGGTCTATTATTAAAAAAACTGTAGTTTCGTTTTTAGAAACTAATAGGTCTCCGAATTATTTTACAGTGGGGACTTTTAAATGTCTTTGTGGTAAGACTTTCGATTCAAAGCTTAAATGTTCTAGGCATGAGTCTACTTGTAAAAGTTATAGGATTGAATATAAGAAAAAAATAGAATTAAGAAATAATGGCTTTATTGAAGAAAATGTAGATTATGTTCAATGTAAGGAATGTTTATATAAGGCTGAAGACTTGACTAGGCATTTATTTGAGGCCAAATATCCTCACATATCTTTTAAAGAATATAGAATTAAGTATCCTGATCAAAAATATGTGGCATTTAAGGTTGTGGAAAGAAGGACTCAAACTCGTTTAAAAAATAAAATTTTTAAAAGAAAGGACTCTTATGTCGGACTATAAGGTAATTCCTATGCAGGGGTCATCAAATCGTTGGGTTATAGCGGATAAAGAAGAAAAAATTGTAAATGACGCCCAAGGATGGGGCTATACTAGTAGAAACGCGGCTTCTAAAGCTATGTGGTATCATTTTGGAGGTGGAAAGGAAAAAATAGATTATAGTAAAGCAGAAGCAGAAAATTTTTGGAATAATAATAAGGAAGTAGCTAAGGATTTAAACGGTCTTTTTGAAGCTTGGTTTAAAGAATTAAGTAGGAATGAAATTGAGTTAAAAGATCTTATAAAAGAAGTTTGTGAAAAGCATAATATTAAGATTTTTCCTGAGAGATATATCAAATATTTATCTTAGTTGTTTAATTTCTTTCTTACTTTTTGTATCATTTAAGATAATTTATTTTGATAAGGAGTTTTTATGACTATAGATAAAGCGTCTGGAATTGGTCAAAAAAAGTCTTTTATTTGGAATAGACTTATTAAAATTGAAGATGAAGCCTTAAAAAGAGGAGTAATAGAAAATGTTATTTACGAAAAGGGGCATAGAGCTTTATCCGCGTTGAATTAAATCATTGTAATAAGACTTATAAACTTGTCCAATATTCCTGATGGAGTCAAGCTTAGACTTATTAGTATAGGAGCTCTTGAATTTATAAGTTTGGATCATTTTTATTTTCTTTGTGATCTTCATAAAAGCGGTCTAGGATTCTTCGAACCATCTCAGTAAATGATGTTTCATGCTCCTCAGCTTCCTTCTGGACCCATTTAATCTGTTGATCTGAGAAATAAATTATTTTTTTAAACATAGGCCTCCTTTATACTATAGTGCCATATATTAAAAGATTATTAAAAAAAGCATTACTTTATAAAAAGACTTATAAATTGTATAATAAAATGAAACGTTAATAGCATTAGTTTATACTTAATAGCTTTTTATTTGAATATTTACAATACTGACAACATTTCTAAAATAAAATTTGATGAAGATGAATGTCCCCTATGCCCTAAATATTCTTTTATATCTGAGCCGGATGGCATGGATACTTTTAAAGAAGTAGATCAAATAGAAGTGCATTTTATTTCCTGACAGAGTTGCCAAATTTAATGGATTAAAATGTATAATATGAGCAGATGTTTATAAAAATACGTTAATATTGTATTAAAGTCAATAATTATGATTAATATTAAACTGAATTGTGGCGAGACTAGGAATCCAATTGGTTCTATTTTTGGAAATAAACAGGAATTGCAACCTCAAGTAACTGGTCGGGTTGTTGATACAATTTATGTGGTAATAGATAAGTCTACTATAGTTAGGAAGTGA